CCTCCTGTTATTGACCCCGGTTTTAAGCCCGTTGGAGGTACGGGCAGCGGTACGGGTACAGGCAGTGGTACGGGTACAGGCAGCGGTACGGGTACAGGCAGCGGTACGGGTACAGGCAGCGGTACGGGTACAGGCAGCGGTACGGGTACAGGCAGCGGTACGGGTACAGGCACTGGAACGGGTACAGGCACTGGAACGGGTACAGGCACTGGAACGGGTACAGGCACTGGAACGGGTAGCGGTACAGGAGCTGGAGTCGGAACAGGTTCTGGCAGTACCACTGTAACAGGTAATGCTACGGTAAATGTTAACGTGACTGTGTCAAATGACTTTGGCACTGCACCTTCAGTGGATACGCCTGATATTTCATCTCCTGAGCCTTCATCATTCATTTCTCCATTGTGGAATATGTGGCCTTCTGCGCGTGATTTTTCACTGACAATTCCACGGGGGCAGTGTCCTGTCTTTACATTCAATATCTGGAATAAAGATTATCAACTGGATACTTTTTGTGTGCTGCTTGATACCGATGAAGTCAGGGCCACTTTCAGGGTGATTATGACGCTGATTGGCTCCATGCTTTCATTCTTTATTGTTCTTCGGTCTTGATAATCAGGTGGTGAATTATGTTTGCCATTTTTATTGCTGCAATAAATACTGCTCTTGGTTTTATTTTTCGTACTGCACTCATTAAGTTTGTAATGTTCTCTGCAATTTATATTATGGTTGTAGAAGTTCTTCCGTTGATTGTGACTCATCTTCCTGATGGTAGCAGTATTTCCTCGCTTTTTTCAGAGTTGCCTTCTTCTGTTTGTGGTTTCTTAATCTGATGTCTTTTGATGTTGTTTTGCCCATGATGGTTTCAGCCATGTTTACGCGTTTCTTTATACGCCGTATTCCATTCTTTAATTAAGAGGGTGATTTATGGCTATTACTGCATATATTGGCGTGCCGGGTTCTGGCAAATCTTATGAAGTGGTTAAGTCTGTTATTATTCCGGCTGTTGCATCCGGCCGAAGGATTGTCTCAAATATATACGGACTGAATCATGAGGCAATCATTCAGTATTGTTATAAAAACAAACTGATAAGTGATGATATTTCACCAGGTGAAATCATTCATGTTGAAAATGAGCGGGTTATGTCCTCTGATTTTTATCCGGTTAAGGGAAATCAGGATAAATCACTCTGCCAGCCAGGTGATTTAATTATTCTCGATGAGTGTCATCGTTTTTTTACATCAGATAAAGCTTTGTCATCTGATGCCCGTATCTTTGCTGCCGAGCATCGCCATTATGCTGATGAAAAAACGGGGCAAACCTGCGACCTTGTTCTTATTAATCAGGCATTGACAACGTTGCCTCGCTTTCTTCGTGAGCGTATTGAGCAGACTTTCAGAATGAAAAAACTGATTGGTCTTTCTCATAAAAGTTATCGCGTTGATGTTTTCGACGGTTCCAGAACCACAAAGGCAACGCATCTTTCAAATTATGTCTGCCGTTACAGTAAAGATATTTACCCGCTTTACAGCTCTCATGATGTTAAGGGAGCGGTGGAAACAAGAACTGACGCAAGGGCGGTTTTGTTTAAACCGCAGGTTATTCTTTTGTTTATTTTTCTTATATTGCTTTCTGTTTATCTCTTCTTTAGTTTTCTTTTGCCTTTTTTTAATCCGCAGAAAAAAACAGAACAGGCACAGCAGTCAGCGCCGTTACGTTCTTCGCCGTCTTCGCCGTCGGTTAATGTTTCGCCTTCACCGGAGAATAAAACCGCTCCTGCGCCTTCTCAAAAGTGGTGCGTAATAGGGCGTTTTAATGACGGGGACCGGAACTATGTTTTTCTGCGCGATACGGATAATCGCCTTCGTATGGTTTCCGCAAATAAATTCAGGGGGCTGAATATTATGCTTGAGGGAGAGGTGGACGGCGTGAAGGTTGTTGCATGGTCCTGTAATAATCCGGTTTCTTTCAGGGGGCAAAAATGAAACTGATCACCGTACTCTTTTCATTTGTGCTTTTATCATTTTTTTCTCCGGCTTATGCCGTTTCAGAAAGTGAGGCACGACGTGTGGAGATGTCAATGGACAATGCGCCTTTACCTCAGGTTATCAGCATGGTCTGGCAACGGGTTTTTAATCGCCCTTATCAGTTGTCGCCGGATATTGCAGGAGACACAAGACTTGTCAGTTTCTATCTGAGTAAAAATCAGGAGCCGCGAAGCTTTTTTATTTCATACCTTAAACGCCTGAATATCAGCGTCACGTCGATGAAGGATGGCGTGGATTACATTTCAGTGATAAAGCAGACTGAGCAGAAAGTGCCTGATGTGGTTTTTACTTATCGCCCTAAATACCGCAGCGTGAGTTATTTATCGGCAATGCTTAACTCTGTGGTTTCTTCCGGGGCTTTCAGTAATCATATTCAGTCCGTCGATTATTTGTCTGGCGGTGTGTCAGGTATAACCACGACAGACAGTGCATCGACGCGTATGTCGATCGCAACGGATGCCGAAGTGCTGGTTTATTCCGGTCCGGCAGCATCCGTCCGGCAGATAGAAAAAATACTGCCGCGTATTGACGTTCCGGCAGAGCAGGTAACGGTGAGCGGCTATGTTCTTGAAGTCCAGACGACAGACCGCAATGCAACCGGACTGCAAATTATTGCTGATTTGTTCCGTAATAAACTGGGGATGTCTGTGGGGGCTCGTCTTGATGGGGGTAATTCGTTTACGCTGAATGTTGGAGGGCTGAATGCGTTTTACAGTCTGATCAAAGAGGATTCACGCTTTAATGTCGTGAGTAATCCGCGTCTTACGGTGCTTTCCGGCAGTAAGTCGCAGTTTACTGTGGGTCAGGAAGTTCCGGTGCTGGACAGTGTCAGCTATCAGGGCAGCAGCGGAACGCCAGTCCAGTCTGTGACATACAGGAACAGCGGGGCGATTTTTACAGTAACGCCGGTTGTGCTTGACGGACTGATAACACTGGATATCAGCCAGCAACTGAGCGATTTTGTAAAGACAACGACAGGCGTTAACTCCAGCCCGACACTGACGAAGCGGGAAATCAGCACAAAGGTTGATGTTAAGGACGGTGAATTACTTGTGCTTGGTGGCCTTGCCAGCAGTAAGCTGACGCAGTCGCGGACAGGTTTTTCATTTTTGCCGGGTTTTACAGGCAAATCAGATGAGAATAACCGGACGGATATAATTGTGGTGCTTCAGGCTCGCAGGGTTGGCAAATGATGCCGCAACGCGGCATGTAAGGCGGCATGATGATGTTTCATGTGATGCAGCTGCCTGACCGCCGAAGCCAGGGAGAAATTACAGAGCAGCAGGAGACAGCGCAACGCGCTTCCTGCCAGGCCGCTTTTAAAGGGCAGCTATCGAGACGAACGACGCAAGGCGTGAGTCGTCCATGCATTGATGTGGCCAGTTGATGAAATTGATGGGTTACAGCAATTCTGGTGATGACTGGCCTTCGGTTTTCATCAGTCCTGATAACAGTGCGCATAATGTATATTATGTTAAATTTAGTCCGCCGTTCATTTAGTTCATAACCAGCCACAGACTACGATCAATCATACACTTACCTATCCCTCTATCTTCTTCTTGCATGACGTTATGTTTGTCGGTTACTTTGTTCATACCCACACCATTTACGATGGTTAAATGCCGCGTGTTCATACTCACACAACTCAATATCAACCAACGGCAGCGTTTATGGGCACTGATGGATACTCACACGCGCCAGCCGCTTTTATATCCGTTAATATATCTTATAGACCATCTTGCTTTGCGTTCATCAGCCACGCAATCCTCTTCACTTCAAGCGCTCAAGTTTTTCTATGAATTCTGGCACCATGGCGTGACTTTTTGCTTCAGTTTCTATTCCTCGAACCACAATCCATTGATTGCCATTGATGAACTTACAGCCTTTTTTCATTATCTGGAAAATACGCATTTATATGTACCAGCGTTAACCATAAGGTCTACGACGCAGACCACGCCTCAACGTCGTACAAATATCAGGCATGTACATTCGGTTATTCGTTTTATCAGATATTTGATTAACACGTATATCTCGCCGAGATATATAGATGGCTCACCTAAAGAGCTCACACGACTTGCCACGCAGTTAACGGGACGGTTATCGATACATAAAGCAGAATTCCGTACTCTTACCCATTCTCGTCAGATGAACAATGGCACGACCCATAAGCGCTTTCGAAGTCTGACTGCTGAGATGGTCATGGCTTTTTACCAAATCATTACACCCGGTTCAATTTCAAAGAAAAACCCACTTAATCCCTTCCCCGCTGGTGAAATCCAGCTACGTAATTTTCTGATTTGCAGATTGCTTTTAAATTACGGATTGCGTGTCAGTGAATTACTGCTTTTGGAGTGTCATTCGATCAAACCAAATCTCCGAGGGGATCAGTTCAGCCTGATTGTGACCACAGTAGATGACGACGTTTCGGATCAGCGAAAAAGATTGCCTTCATTAAAAAATGTCTATGCAAACCGGGTGCTGGCATTAGATAAACTGGACTTTCATTTTCTAAATATATATATCAATAAAATTCGCCCTCAAGCCTCCCATAGTTTTCTGTTCACTTCCACCCAAAAACCACACCCGCCACTGTCATACCATGCAGTTTATGATATCTTTACCCGGATTGATGACATTATGAGTGTGCGGTATCCTGAATATAAAACAGATGAATATTATGATGCCATTGAAAGCATCTCGCCTCATATAACCCGGCATACCTGGGCTTATTTGACACTTCAACGCATTTATCGTGAAAAACTTCAAAAAACTAAGGCCGACTCACTCCAGGCTGTCATGGATTTTTCTATCGTTGGATTAATGGATGAAGCCAAGGATGAATTACGACTGCTTGGCGGCTGGAGTCACAATAGCCATATGCCTGATGTTTATGCCAAAAGATTTCTATCACAGCAGGCTAATACGGCCAATCTTCACCGAATCGCTATGGATAACGAGGCCCTGAGAGCAACCTTTTCTCATGTATGTGACGAATGGAGTGCATATGAGTCGAATCAATAAACAGTTAAATGAGTCGAATAGTACCATTTATACACCTGCATTTGTTGAAAGTATTTCAAAATTACCTTGAAACTCAGGAAATTGATCCTCGATATTTCTACTACATCATTTTCGGCCTAAAAATCCTCTATTCCAAGACTGACCTTAATCATTACATCAAGACCGAATTTGGCCTGACGAATGCCAACGAACCCTGTACGCACGCCTGGATGGAAAATGGCAAACGCTACGAAGTTAACTACGAAGACCTGTTATTTCTACATGAGAAGGGTTCGCTGGCATTAAAGCGCACACTGGCTTTGCTGGCTATACCGATACCCTTCACTAACACACTTATGAATAAATTTTTAGGCAATGTTGAGCCTGATGGATCAGTATTCAGCAAATATCAATTACTGGAAGAGAATGGTACCCCCACCCGGATGCGTACCCACATTCCCCGGCACAACATCAATACCTTTCTTGCCATTGCGGATATCGCTGACCACTTACAGGCAATGCTGATGGGGAGAGTGGACATCACGCAGAATCAGCACTATCAGCATCTGGCGCTTGCAGAACGGCGAAAAGCAGCCTCGTTGGTGCCCTTGCAGCCGATATCGACAGCACTAACTGCCGCGCCCTCTTCGTCCTCCGTTGCTACGCCACTGGAAATCGTCAAACGGACCGGCCAACTGGCGGTCACGGAACACATGACTTTGGACAATACCATCAAAGCCAACCTGCATACTTTTGACGATCGGGATGATGTAGCTAGGTTTGTCGAGGCGTCATTTGCTGACGGCCTCTTTGAAGATGTTGCTGCCGCCTTTGAAGAAATCCGCGACGCAGAAGGACCAGAGCAAGCCTCTGCCATGGTGGCAAGACATGCCGTGATGTATCCGCTGAAATTTGGCTCCTGTATGCGGGAAGTTAACCTCTGGGGATGTCCTTATCGACTGAAATGCCAGAGTGCTGCCTTTTGTGAACATTTCACGCTGACAGGCCGGATAGATGAGCTACCCAATCTGATTGCCAAAAAACAGGCGTTACAGCAAGCACATTCGAAGTTGACCCAACTTACACAACATCAGCCTGACTACCAGACCAGACTGGCCGACATCGAACGACGGTTACAGCAACTCGAGGCAATACAAGCACAATGGCAGCGTCGTGCCAAGACTCAACAACTGGTTGCTGCGGAGAGTGTGTTGTCTGGTGGAGTAATCACCGAGGGCAAAGTCCGTACACTGGCCCAGCTTTTTGCACTTGAATACCAACAATTGATGCAGGAGAACGACTGATGCGCGGCAAGGAACTGGACACACTGATCGAGCACGAATTACAACTGATGCTGGTTGAAGGCTTTGACAAGTCCCCTATTTCCGCCAAGGCCCTGCATATTCGGCTCAAGGCAAAAGGTATCGTTAACGGTGGTTTAAGTACGCTGAGCAGCCTTGAGCGAAAACGCCTAATTGCTGCCTATGTTGATCAGCAACTTGGCCCATTGAATCTACGCCCAAAAGAAAAACAGCAATACGTCAACCGCAAAACCCGTCAGGCCTTGCTGGCCAGAAACCAGCAGTTGCAGGCGGAAGTCAGTGAGCTGCGAGACCAACTGGCGCAGAATACCCTGTCGTTGATAGAAATTGTCAAAGCGGTAAAAATCAATACGGTTATTCCGGTGGAAAGTCTGTTGGCCAAACATGTAATTCGGGAGTTACACAAGTCGTCATAATGCTGGTTGTAATTTTTCGACAAAGGGCATGGACGATTTCTTTCCGTCATTCTGTATATTGCTTACCTTCCCAAATTTCTCCAACCGTTAGTTGGAGAAATTAGATGGGTCGTAAATCATGAATAAACGCCTTGCTCTATTCGAAAAATGAGCATGGCAACTTTCAACGCCCCCTCTTCTGAGTCCATTATCTCAGAGGGCGTTTTCCACTGTAATGCTCTGTTTGGTTCATTGCACCAGTTTAATGCTGCACTTTCGTTACCTTCAAAAAGATCAATAGCCTTTTGTATAACATCATTTTTTGTCAGCATGTTTTACACCTGAACACGTTTTGAGTGCTTCGATAAGGCTACTTCGCTCTTCCTCTGTCATCCGGGATATGAGTAATGCAAGTTCTGCTGTTGTCTGATCATCACAAAAAAAGTAGTTCAACGGCACGTTTAACTCTGCCGCCATCCTTCGAAGTGTATCAATATCGGGGACATGGCGTCCTTTCTCATAATGATTCATACGACTGCTAGCCGATGCGGGATCAAAGCCAACAAGGAGACCCAGAGAGCGCTGTGATAAACCCGCCCTGCATCTCGCTTCCTTAAGTCGTTCTGGTATCGGATTTTTTTCAGACACTGATTCATCTTCATTGGCCTCGGATGCTTAGATTGTCTAAGTATCTGTCATTGTTGTATACTTAGCAATCCTAAGTCAACAGCCTTGTTCTAGTCATATGAATAGTCGAGTAACCAACTCTGAGTCGTACATATTTTCTGCAATCATCTACATTGGCAAAGATAACTTCACCAGTAACGATGTAGCAAAAATTCTTATCGAGCGATTTTCACTTCCGAAAACTTATTTAAAGGCAAAAGCTTTTACTTATAATCAAATTCAATACCTGGTTAAAAAAGGACTATTAAACAAAGTAAGAAAAACAGGAGTGTATCAATATTTATACTCAACCACATCTTAATTCAATGTCGCAATAACATGCGTGGAATTAATTGAGGCAACCCCAAAGCCTTCCTGTCAACTTGTTTCAAGTGCTACCAGTCATGAACACAGGAATATAAACATCCAAATAAATTCTCTTATTGAAAAACACAGCAGTGAGTTGGCGAAAGTATCAGGAGCAAAGGAGATTTATGAAGAATTGATAGTTGCTGTGCCGAGCAGGAAAAATGAATTCAGGAAGCTTTCTCTTGAACAAGAGAAAAAACACATTAAGATAAATGAAAAAATAAACACATTAATTGGAATTATTAATCAATCTGTTGCAATAATGCAATGAGTTTTAACAAGTATTTGAAGCTAAATGGAGTCATGAAAAAGAGAGGGCAAAGCCGAACTCCGCCCTCTCCCTTCAAGCACTGATATGTCTCATTAAAATGAGATTAACAGCGCGCCCCCCTATATACTAGTCGTATATAAATATAATGTTAGCCAGTACCGGATGCAACTCTTTAATGAAGTTCAGCACTCTCTTTTTTTAGTTGTCGAAACTTTATGGCTATGCGAACTCTTGGTTGGAAGTCCATGCATGTTTTAGCGCTGTTTTGAATTCATCAGACTCTATCTTTTCGAGCTCATCTCGGAGCATTTCATTCCAGTCATCTTCTTCAAACTCTTCGAGCAGAGAATACAAATATTCGACATTAGGCATGATTGCTTGCACTGCAGTTCTGCGACTACCAAGCAACTTTATGTCACCGTTCAGGTTAAAAACACGGATAGTTTCTTGCGCTTTTTTAAGCGCTCTCCCCGTGAGTCCGATAGCTGGTACAACCTCTCCGGTAGTGAGAAATAGCAGGTAGTCGTCAGGGTTTTCTTCATCAGGTTTTATTAGATCATCAGCATTGTAGGCGCCAGCACCATTGTCCTTATATATACCGCAACGTGACCACCCGCCACTTTTTTTGGAATCGCCACAAGAACCAAACAGGTTACTCCAGATAAACGTCAGAGCAGGAAATTTTCCCCTTGGTCTGAAATGCTCAATATGACGTCTATTCAACCGGCACTCACAATAAGCACAAAACTCACCCTGCATTTCAGTTAATTTCGGCCATACCGCAGACTGATCAATCTCCATCCAGTCATTTTGACCGGCTGTATACTGGTCCAGAATCTCCGGACTCTCCAGCCGAGCTAACTCTTTCATTCCTATTTTCCCTTCTCGGCCCTTATCTTGTTTATTTTATTCTTCATTTTATTAATGCGAATAAGGCTGTCTGCTTTCTTCAGCTCAGCACTATCGATGCCAAAGTGCGTCTTTATTTTGTCGTAAAGCTCTTGAGACTGGTTATCAAGTTCTCCCGAATTATCTAAAAGCAATAGTTCAAAGTCACCTAACCAATGAGATTCCGCAATACCAGGCGGTGTGGGATGTACGTTCATTACCTGCTCAAGAATTTGAGCATTCTCACTTCCCTTTGTTTGCATATCGGGAGAATCAAGGAATGATTGGTTGCCATCATCGTTGGGATCAAACTCACGAATACAGCGTTTCTCAATAGTAGAAAGAACAATGGGACTGTGTGTTGTAATAATAAATTGAATGTTAGGGAATACACTGCGCAGGTTCAGGATAACTTCCTGCTGCCACTTAGGATGAAGGTGAAGTTCTATTTCATCAATTAAAACAATGCCACGTCCCTCTAATGGATTTTCCAGTAGGGGATTAAGCATGACCATTCTTCGCGCAAGATCAGCCACCAACGACAGAAATACACGCTGCCCGTCAGACAATTGGTCAATAGTAACATCATGCCCATCATTGGTAACTTTGACTAAATCAGAACCCGTTGTCATTTCAACCCATATCTTGCTGATACTAGGTACAACCGAGCAGATTGATTTCTCTACAATACTTTTTTGAACAGATTCAGTTACCATTTTCGAGGAAACCGCAGCATCGTTTCTTTCTGAAGCTTCACTAAGCTTTAACTTCATCTGTTCCAGAAGTGATTTTACCGAAACCATACCGCCATCAACGGAACGCTGTAAGTCATTAACTTGTTGTTCAAGTTCTTTAATTGAACTTGAGATATCTGATATGGTACGCTTATGCAGGTAAATATACC